ATGATTGGCGGGTCCGCGGTAGGATCGGCCGCGCGGAACCAGGCCTCGTCCTTCCCGCGCCGAATCGCCTCCAGCATCCAGCCGACCGTGATGGTCAGCTGGGGGAACGCCTCCCGCAGCATCGAGCGCGGCCGCGGGCCCAGGAAGTACCGGACGCTCATCTCGACGGCGCGCTGCACGCGCATCTTCGAGCCGCGCAACTCGAACGTCTCGCCGTTCCGGAAGACCTCGACGAACGGGTGCGCGGTCAACGGAGGCGCGGCGGCCAGCGGGCCCTGCAAGACCACCTTGCAGTAGTCGTCCGTGGGCCTGCCGGCGGGCACCTCGCGGTGCAGGCGCGCCTGCAGCAGTCCCCCGACGGCCTCGCATTGGAGGTCGCTGAACGTCGCGGTGGTCATCGCCTACCCGCGGAGGATCGCGCAGGTCTGGTAGTTCGGCATCGTCACGCCGTCGACGTTGAGCCGCACGTTGTTGAGCTGCTGCATGAAGCGCTCGCGCCAGTCCCGATGCAGCGTGCCGTACGGGTCGTTGAGGTCGCCGCGGACGGCCGCGTCGAGGTTCAGCTGGCCAAGCACGCCGTAGACCTCGACGATCTTGAGCGGCGTCTTGTCTCTCAGCGCGTCGGGGAACACCCGCGGCTCGCGCGACAGCAGGTTGAGGTTGATCTCGTCCTTCACGATGCCGCGCAGCCGGGCGAACTTCTCGCCGTCGCCGAGCGCCTTGTCGGCCGCCGGGAGCTTCTCCACGGCGTCCGGGTCCAGGCGCACGATGTCGGCGTCGGTGCAGTAGGTCGGGTCGCTCATCGCTGCCACCTCGCGCCTGCCTTGGTGCGCAGGCGGTCCCACTCGATGCGGAGCGCGTCGTGCAGGATTGCGACCAGGCCGCGGCCGGGACGCTCGATGCACTCGCTGATCGTCTTCCAGAACCACGGATCGGCGTGGCGGCCGGCGACGCTGTACCGGTAGAAGACCTCGCCGTCGATCTCGAAGCGAAGCATCGAGCGCGTGCGCAGGGGGCGCTCCGCGCCGACTCCCGTCACCTTCGCGCCGCTCTTGCGCTGCGGCCCGAGGTAGAGCGGCCGCGGCCCCAGGTACATCCCGCCCTTCGAGGTGATGCGCGCGTGCTGCGGGCCGAAGAGCCCCGTGCCCTGCTCGCGCCACAGGCCGATCAGCGAGGCGCACTCGAACACGGCCATCGGGCTCGCACCCGCCATCGTGGCGGTCGCCTTGAGACCCCCCTTGACCGGGCGCTCTGCCTCCAGGCGGAGCATGTTGTTTGTGAGCGAGGCCCAGGCGCGGAAACCGCGCAGCATGATCTTCGTCGCGTCCCCGCCGTAGGCCGTCACCGCATGGGCGAGTTCGGTCGCGTTGGAGAGGACGCGGATCACTTCTTCTTCCCGGCGGGCGCCGCGTGCGCTTTCTCCGGGTGCGGCGCCGCGTGCGCGGCGGCGGGGGAGGCGGCGGGAACCGGGGCCTTCGGCGCCGGCGTGGGGGAAGCCGACGCGGAGGTCCCGGCCCCCGCCAAGGTCTGCGTCCCGGGCTGGGCGTCCGGGACGAGCGTGATGTCGGTCGAGCCGTAGATCGCGACCAAGCGGCGGTAGGCGCGCCCCACCCTGTCGTACGATTCGGAGGTGCAGTCGTCGCTGACGCCCTTCGTGAAGTGGAGGCCGCCGAAGTTGTCGGTCATCGGCGTCCACAGCCTGATCCGCTGCTTGGTCGTGCTCATGGCTCTCTCCTGGCGGGTCGGTCGCCCGGGTCTGGACTAGGCCCCGAGCGGGGTGAAGCCGCGGCGCAGGGCGATGCCCTGCTTGGCATAGTGGATGAGGCCGCAATCCCAGCCGATGCGCGTCCGGTAGAGGTCGAAGCCCTCGATGTACCCGAGGTCCTGGAGCCACATGCCCATGAGCGTGCGGCCCATCGCCTGGGCGGAGAGGCCCGACGCGCCGTACATCGCGAACAGGCCGGGCCCGCGCTGGGGCGCTTCCTCGGGCACGCCGTTCGGGATGCCGAGGGCGACGCAGTACAGGGTCTCGCAGTTCGCGCTGGTGCCCACGGTCTCGGCGTTGCCCACCGCGTCGGTGATCAGGATGGGCGTGTCGAGCACCGCCGGGAAGGCGCCCTTGGTGATGCCGTACCAGGGCAGGGCGACGGTCGGCGGGGTCGCGCCACCGGCCGCGGCCAGGGCGACCGCGGTGATCATCCGCGCGCCGCGCTTGCTGGTGATCAGGAACTTCTGCGTGCCGGGGGGCGCCACGCAGGCGTCGATCAGCTCGTGGATGCGGGCGAGCGTGAACAGGTCGCCGTTCGTGTTGACGACCGCGAGGATCTGGTCGGGGTCGCACATGCGGTCCACGCCGTCGAACTGCTGCGTGGCCGAGGTGCACGCGACGTCCGCGTCCTCGACGTTGCCGGCGGCCAGGGAGGCCGTGGTCACGTTGACCTTGATCCACTGCGTCCCGTTGAGCGAGCGCAGGACGACGCCCTGGGGATTCGCCGGGCTGACCATGTCCACGGAATAGGGACCGTAGCCGGTGTCGCCGGGCGCCCAGTAGGCGAGCGTTTTGACGGCGGCGGCCACGAGCTGCTTGATCCGGCCGGTGCCGACGTCCGCCGACAGCGGGGTGCGCGGACCGGTCCCTCCCGTCGCCAGCGCGACGCCGGTGACGTTGGTCGCCGTGAGCGCCACGGTCCCGAACCCGCCGTTGATCATGCAACTCGAGAACGCGCGCGCCGCGGCGCGCGCCTTGTACGCGGTCTGCGTGGCCAGCTGGTTGTTGAGGTTGTTCCCGTAGCGGTAGACCGCGCCGGGGATGTCGACGTCGTCGGTGATCTGGCGCAGCTTGGTCACGACCTCGTCGAACGACGCGGCGCTCTCGGCCACGGCGCCTCCGGCGGCGATGAAGTGCGCGACCGGCGCCGTCTTCTCGCGCTCGTGGATCAGGCCGCGGATGGACGTGCAGGCGACGAACGCGATCACCTCGAACAGGCGGTCGACGAGGGCGACGGACTCGACGGTGCCGGCCAGCTTCAGGTCCTGGGACAGCCGACGGGCATCGGTCATGGCGAGCGACATGTGCGACTCCCTTCGTGCGTGGCGACGGCTAGCGCGCCGGCGCCGGGTTGTTGGGGGGCAGGCCCGCCGCCGACCCGACCAGGCCGGCCAGCGTCTGCTGGGTCGGGCGGCCGGGAATCTGCGCCGCGGCCTGCTGGGGGTTGACCAGCGGGTCGAGGCGCGGCGGCTCCTGGGCGTACCCCATGGCGATGAGCTGCTCCGGGGTGGCTTTCGACAGGTCGAAGGCCGGGGCTTCCGCCGGCCTGCCGGTATGCGTTCCGTCGCCGCTGCCCGGCGGCGGGTTCCACATCTTGTTGACCTCCTCGGCGCGCCACGCGTCGAGGAACTGCGCGAGCGGGACGTGGAGGCCCGTGCGCGGGTCGACGCCGTACACGTCGCCCTTGTCGTTGACCTTGAGCAGGTCCTTGGTGGCGCGGGCGAAGTGCCCGCCCTGGACGCCCGGCACGCCGCGCAGGGTCCCGTACTCGGTGACCTTCGTGGTCAGCACCTGGTCGAGGTACCGCTGCTCCGCGGCCTGGACGGCCTTGGCGCTGTTGACCTTCTCGTCGGCCAGCTGCCGGGCCACCTCGTCGCGCTGGGCGATCGCCTGCTGCGTCTCGCTGAGCGTGGCCCCCTTGAGGCGGGCGTTCTCGGCCTCCAGCTCCTGGACGCGCTTGCGCGCCTCGGGCGTCAAGCCCTGCTCGCCGAAGCGCTCCATCACGGCGTCGCGCTTCCACTGCGCCTTGAGCTCGTCGAGCTGGGTCTGGGTCATCGTGATCGGCTGGCCTGCTCCCGCGGCCGAGGCAGCCGGCGCGGCGGGGGCACCCTGGGCCGCGGCCGCCGGCGGAGCGGGCGGCGCGCCACCGCCACCGGCCGCCGCCCCGGGCTCCGCCCGGAAGCAGCAGCGGTTGCGGCCGAACAGGATCTCCATCGTCTTCCGCCAGGACTTGCTCCGCATCTCCCCACACGACCTTTCCTGCCTGTGATGAACCGGCACCGTGCCGGCCGGCGGGCGACAGGCGATCGCCGCGTCGTCTCCCCGAGGGCCTCGGGGGCAGGCCTCCTGCTTGTTGGTGCAGGGAACCGGGCAGAGGTCCCCGGGTCCGGAGTCGAACCGGACCCGAAGCGGCCCCGGGAGGGGCCTACGTCACGACCGGCAGTTCGACCTCGTAGACCAGGCCGCCGATGCGGATGCCGGCTCGGACCAGCGATGTCGCAGGATGCGCGGAGCCGAGCGCCGGGAAGTCCACCGTGATCGCGTTGTCGGTGACGCCGACGACCTCGCCCGCGATGGTCCCGGCCCAGGCCTCCAGCGCGGGCGCGTCGGACTGCCCGGAGAGCAGCGTCGCGGCGAAGGCGGTCGGAGTTCCGGCGCCCGTCGATCCGGGGGCCAGGCTCGCGGACAGGGCTCCCATCGCGGCCTGTGAGTTCCACAGCGCGCGCAGGATGTGCGCCGCCGTGGAGGTCCCGATCTTCGCGCGGCAGCGGACCTGGATGAGGTCGTCGTTCTCCGCCACGTCGACCACGGGGGGATCGTTCGCGGCGACGTTCTCGAGAGCGAAGCAGACGGGCTTCGCCGTGCAGCCGTACCCACGGGCGATGAGCAGCAGGTCCTTGTTGCCGCCCTGCGCCATCAGCAGACGGCCGCGCCGCATCGCGAGCCCCGCACCGCCCGTCAGCGTCCCGAACTTGGCGGTCGTGATACTCCCGGCCCCGGTGTTGCCGTGGGCGTTGCGCAGCTGGACGATCGTGTCGGCCGCGGAGGCGGAGGCCGCGAGCGCCGTGACGACGTGAGCCACCGTGTCGCCGCCGCCGGCGATGTTCAGGCCGACCGTGATCGTGCGCAGCGTCGCGTCCCAGGCCACCGACGTCGATCCGGCCTGGACGTACTGGACCAGCGGGGCATCGCAGAGGGACACGGAACCCCCGGCGAAGGTGGACGGGATCGTTCCCGCGGTGCCGGTGAGCGCGATCAGCTGCCGGGCGAGCGCCGCTGCAGCGATCTGGCCCGCGGTCATGCCCGCCAAGGTGCCGGCGAGGAGCGCGGAGCAGTTGGCCAGCGTGCTCGTCCCGACGATCACGGTGATCGTCACGTACGTACCCGAGCAGGCAATCGCCGCGGCCGAGCTGGTGAGGAACAGGACGGTGACGATCTCCTTCACCAGCGGCGTGAGCGTGATCACCTTCGAGCCGTCGTAGTTGATGCTCTTGGGGCGCCCGTGCAGCTCCCCGACGTTTCCGGGGGCGACGGACTCCCACACCAGATCGTTGTTGGCCCCGGTGACGCCCAGCTCGACCGACGCCTGGCGCCAGTCCACGGGGATGAACTCCAGGCCCGTGAACACGATGCCGGGGTTGGCGGTGCCGGTGGACAGCGAGGCGACGCTGCAGCCGAGCAGCCGGCCGCGGCCCAGGTCATCCTCGATCCCGCCCGCCACGAAGGTCATGTAGCTGGCGAGGACGATGAACAGGTCCTCGAGCGTGTGGGGCACCTCGGCCGGCGTGCCCTGCAGCACGGTCGGAATGGACTCGGTCCGCGTGAACTCCATCGTCCGTCCTCCTGTCGGCTAGACCAGGCTCAGATCCACGACCTCGAGCAGGTAGCAGTGGCAGTGCGGGTGCACCGGCGGCATCAGCCGCGCGATGTCCTCCCGCGTGTAGCACCCGGACGGCATCCCCTCCGAGTGGCCGTCGAGGCGCTCGAGGCAGACGTCGCATGCGTCGCCATCGATGTGCCACTCGAAGCCGGTCACCCAGGGCGCGTCCGCGGCGTTCTCGATGTAGGCCTGGTTCCAGGCGCGCTGGGTCTCGTTCTCGACGATCAACTCCAGGTGCGCGCGCTCCTGGTGCCAGATCTGCCACTCGACGGCGCGGTCGACGGCCTGTTGCGAGCCGCGCGCGATCGCGCGGTCGATCTGCTCGAGGGTCTCGCGCGCCGTCGCGCCTCCCTTGGTCAGCCGCTGCTGCCAACCTTCGAGCCGGCGCCGCACGGCGGCGAAGTCCTGCATCGCGTCCGGGCTGCCGGAGGCGCGGAACATGCGCCTGGTGGCCTTGGTGATCTCCGCCAGGTCCGCCTCGACGCTGTACCCGCGGGGTCCTCCGACCTCGAAGCGCACCTCGTGCCCGATGTGGTCCCGGATGTGCGCGGCCGTCGCGGACGCGGTCTGCCCCGAGCGCACTGCCTGCTCGATTGCGTCGCCCATCCGCGCGACAATCCCCGCCGGGTTGGTCCCGTGGAGCGCATGCGAGAGGACGACGTCGCCGCGTCCGGACAGGGACGAGAGGGGCGACGAAGCCGGCGCCACCGACCATCCGCCGCGCACCTTGCGCCGCGCGAGCCACTCGGCCCCGGCTTCGCTCCCGCCACCCAGGATGCCCAGGACGTTGCCCTGCTTGCCGACGCTGCGCACGGCGGCCAGGGCGCCGGCATGGCCGGCCTCGGCCACGCGCCCGGCGATCTCCTTGAGGGCGTCGCGCTCGTACCGTCCGACGACCGCGGACAGGACCTGCTGGATCTGGGAGGCCGTCAGGCCCCGGAGGTCCCCGTAGAGCGCGGCCGCGGCGCCGTGCGTCCCGCGAGTCGCCGAGGCCATCTCCTTGCGGATGGTCGCGACCTCGGCCTCGCTCAGGCGCCCCACTCGAGCCGCGCACATGCGGCGCGCCGACCTACTGGCCCGGCGGCGCCGCCGGCGCCTGCTCTTGCGGCTGGGACGGCTGCGGCGGGCCGCCCTGTGCTCTCTGCTCTGCGGCCGCGGCATTCGCGGCGGCCAGGTTCTCGCGCGACTGCTGCCCCTGCTCCTGGACGTAGGCGAAGTACTCCTTGAGCAGCCGGTCCGACTCGGACTTCAGGTCCGGCGCGAGCTTCACGCCCAGGTCGCGCAGGCGCGTGATGATCGCCAGCTTGGTCACCGGGTCGAACGGCAGCTCCAGGAGCTTCGTCGCCCGGTCGATTTCATCGGTCAGCTCCTCCAGGTTGAAGGAGGTGGGCCACTGACACTTGTACGAGCGCATCGCGTTCTCGGTTTCCTGCTCCGAGAGACCGCTGTATCGCAGCTGCAGCCGCTGGATCTCGGCGTCCGACTCGGCCAGGTTGCGCGCGAAGTTGGAGAAGTTCGCGTCGGCCTCCGCGAAGCGCCACTCCTTGGCCGTGCCCGACTCCGGGCCGCCCGTCGGGTCGTCGTACCAGCCCATCCCCCAGAGCTGCATGATGTCCCGACGGAAGCGCGCGATGCGGGCGTCCAGCGTCTGCGCCACGGAGCCGGGGGGCGCGAGATAGCTCGGGACCAGGGTGCAGCCGGGGTCGACGATCAAGGCGTTCTCGGTTCCGACCGCGACCAGCGTCTGCTGGATCTTCCGGTTGCCCTGCAGCACGAGCAAGGCGAACACCTGGGCGCGCTCGTGCTCGGCCTCCCGGCTCTGCGTGTTGTAGAGCTCGCGGTTGAGCTGGCACGTCTCGCTCATCGGCGTCACGCCCAGCAGGCCGCCGGACATGCTCTTGTCGAAGTAGGCCAGCACCAGGGGGACCACGCCCAACTTGTGCTCGACGGGCTGGGCGGCCACGGGGTCGCCGCCGCCGAACGCCGGCGAACCGTCGGCGTTGACGATGAGCGGGGCGTCGGACGACTGCGTCATCGTCCAGGTCGTCCGGTCGGTGCGCGTGAGCACGCGGGCCCGGGTGACGCTGCGGTCGGGCCGGTCGAAGGCGGTGTCCTCCTGGTACTGGTCCACGACCTTCGCGCGCAGCAGCGTCCCGTCCACGTCCCGCCGGTAGTCGTAGAGCATCTCGGGGTACAGGTTCTCGGCGTAGACGCCGCGCCCGCCGGTCATCCGGTCGGCCTGCTCGCGGTTCAACGCGCCGCGCGTATCGGGCGCGTTGAGCAGGGTCGGGCAGGTCCCGAACTGGAGCGCGATGCGCGCGCGCTCCACGTCGAACTTCGCGATCGGGGTGTGCTTCCCGTCCACGTCGTCGCAGAAGCGCTTGATCAGCGGGTGCGCGCCGTCGAGGTTGCGGGTTGGCCCCTGGCGGAACAGGAACCCGATCACGATGCGGTGCACGCGGCGCACCAGGTTGAGGAAGAACGACGCCCGGCGCCGCCGGGCGAACTTGTCGTCGCCCTCGCGAGGGTGCCGGTCAAGGTAGCAGCGGTCGTTCGGGTCGAGCTTCTGGGGCGCGGGCCGGAGGGCCTGCTGCGACACGGCGCCGTAGGAGCCCTCGATCAGCTCGTCCATGCTTGGGCGGAAGCCGCCCAGGCCGTCGATCGCGTCCATGGACACGATGAACTCGGGCCGGCGCAGCTCGGCTTCCCGGCAGCGCTTGGTGAGGTCCTCGCGTCTCATGGCCTAGATCACGCTCCGCCGCGGCATCAGCTCCAACCGACCTGGGCCGTGCGAATCTCCCCGCGGGACGACACCGTCGAGTGGATGGCATACCGGCTGCCGTCCATCGCGTGGTCGTTCTCCTTGACCGTCTCGTCCGTGCCGTCGCGGAACACCCAGCTCTCGGCCTCCCGGTGCCAGTTGACGCACTCCTCGGCCGCCATGAACCCGTCCGAGTGCACGGCCTCAATGAGCGACAGGCGTCCGGCGTAGCGATCGTCGTTCGCGGGCAGCGCCGGGAGGTCGGCGTCGATCGCAAGCTGGACGTTTTCGGGACGGTCGGGGCCGCACCACCAGACGTCAGCTGGACGGAACTCGTTGAACACGAGCATCGACGCGACGATGGCGTCAGGCAGATGTTCCGGGCCGTAGAACTCCTTCAGCACGCGCCACTTGTGGTCGCCCGTCCGACCGAACAGGTACACGGCGCACGGCGTCGAGTAGCCCCAGTCGACCCCGCCGTAGTACTCGCGCACGCCGCGCATGCACTCGGCCAGGGGCTTGATCTGGGCGGCCGGGTTCCACTTCGACAGCACCCGACCCTGCAACACGTCGAACCGCGCGCCGTACTCCTGCCAGAACAGGGCGGAGAGGCCGTTGCGCTCGGCCATCTGCTCGGCCTTGACGATCTCGGGGTCCTGGCGCCCGCCCGGGTAGACGTGGTTGTTCTGCCAGGCGGGAGAGGACAGGAAGCCCCACTCCGACCCGGGCAGCTTCGCCTCCAGCGAGATCCGGTGGCAGTAGTTCCTGCCGCGAGGCGTGCCGATGAGCAACGCCCGCCCGTGGCCGCGGCGCGCGGAGGGCTCCAGCATCTGGTCCCAGATGCGAGCCGGCAGCGTCGGTGCCTCGTCCACGATGATGAGGTCCGGCCCCGTGCCGATCAGCGAGTCAGGGTGGTCAGCCGACTTGGTGACGATCATCCCGCCCGTGGGCAGGAGGATGGTGCTGCTCTCGTGGCCGTGGCTGTTGGTCGAGCCGGGCTTGACCAGCCATCCGCGGCGCTCGAAGTCGAGCCAGCAGTAGTTAAACACGCGGTCGGCCAGCTCGTAGGTCTTCGAGACGACCCACACGAGTCCGCCGGCCATCGCGCACCACTCGGCGATCCAGGCGGCGAACCTCGACTTGCCCCAGCCGCGACCGCAGATCAGTTCGACGAAGCGCTTCTCGCCGAGCAGCTCGAGCGCCGACCACTGCCCCAGGTGCGGCTCCTCCCCCTGGGCATGTATCCACTTCGCGGGCGAGCCCTTGAACCAGTGCATCAGTGGACGACCGGCGGGGCGTCACCGGCAGGAAGAGGCGCCGCCGGTACCTGCGGCGGCCTGGGATCCTCCCCCTCCATGAACTCGCGGATCGCCGCGATCATCGAGTCGGCCTGCGTCTGCGTCGTGAACCGTTCGGTGTCCAGGTTGAGCGCCAGGCGCTGCGTGCGCACCATCTCGGCGACGACGGTCGAGAGCCGACCGAGGTCGCGCACGTGGTCCTTCCGGTCGCCCTTGCGCTGAACCTGCAGGCGCTGCAGGACCGCCTCGGCCTCACAGATGACCCGGTCGGCGAGCGCGACGTGGCGCACCGTGGCGCGTCGCTGCTGCGCAGCCAGGGCCTCGACGGAGCGCTTCTCCTCGGTCAGCTTGGACGCGAGCAGGTCGCGCCGCATCGCCTCCCAGCCCTGGGTGACGATGGTGTGCGCAAGTAGATCAGGCCTGGTTCCGGCGATCGCCGCGCACTCGCTGAGCGGCTTCCCGTCCAGGTAGGCCTCAAAGGCCAGGAGCAGGGCGGGCGTCTTGACGCGTGGGGTTGCCATCGTCCTCATCCTCGCGCCGGTAGCCCGGATGACGACGACGCCACCAGTCGCTCGCCTGGACGTAGCGGGCCAGGACGACCTCGCCGTCGACGCCCGCGGAATCGTCATGCACGCGCATGAAGGAGTCGCCGCCCAGCTGGACCTCGACGGCCTTCGCCGCCGGGTCCCAGGTCCAGCCGCCGCAGCGGGAGCACCACCAGACCTGGTCGTCGCGCGCCTTGCGGGGCGCGTCGTAGAGCGGCCAGCGGGCGATGGCCTCCAGTTCGTTCTCGACGCACCGGCCGGCGTTCCTGCCGTCGGGTGTCGGAGACGGGTCGCGGCGACAGCCCCAGGATCCGCGCCCGCCACAGTCGGGGCAGCGCAGGGGGGCCTCGTCCTCGACGCGGCTGAGCACGCCACCGAAGGCGCTGGAGGTCAGGCGGGCGAGCGCCCGGAGCTGCCCGGAGGTCAGCGGCGAGCGGAAGGAGCCGATGCAGGGCAGATCTTCGGCTTCGGTTGTAGACCTGGTAGGCGTGGCTGACAGAGGCGATCTGCTCTTCATCACGTCCCGTTCGGTGTACCGGATGACGAGCTTCGCCGGCAGTCCTTCGCTGTGGTGCTTCCATGCGAGGAGTCGCACTTCCTGCTCGGCGTCCTGGGGCTCAACGCCCCAGCGCCTCACCGCCTGACGTGCGATGCGTCTCAGCTCACCCCCTACCAGATCTAGAACGACAGAAAAGGGGGTGTTTTCACGACACCACCGACCCCCCACTACTGGTAGATCGCGCGCGAGGGCACCCATCACCGGCAACTCCCGGCAGACTCATGCCGTTTCTCACGCCATTCCCGGTAGTGCCAGAGCAGCCAGAGCGGCCAGGATACCTGACAACCTCTCGGGCCACATTCCTCGTCGCGGAACTTCGGGAGGCGACCTTTCTTCACGCGCCGCTGGAGGGACCTCACGGTCAAGCCAACGACGGCGGCGGCATGTTCCCAGCCGACGACGAAGCGGAAGCCGTCGACCCCGACCCGGACGTGCTCCTGGATCTGCAGCTGCAGTTCCTCCGGGATTCGGTCCCAAACGTCCTCCGACCGGCCGAGATCTGGATTCCGACCCATCGCCTACCCTCCGCCCCCTCCCCTGGTCCACTACGCACCCGGCGGAGGCGCCTCGGCGTTCTCCACCGTCTCCGCGTCCACCTGGTTCACCGCGATCGGAGCAGGCGCGGCCTGGGGCCAAGGGGCAGCGGGCGGCTGGGACTGAAGCGCGGGCAGCGTCGGCTTGCGGAACCAGCGCTTGTACCAGGGACGCCGACGCCACTCGTCGAGGGCATCATCGCGCATCGTGAGCTGGACGAGGATGTACCGCATCCGCTCGAAGTTCGCGTCGACGGCGCGCACGACGCGATCCAGACGGTCGCGGGCGAGCAGGACGCAGCGGCGGATGTCGCCGTTGGATCCGCGGCCCGCCGCGAGCAGCGCGTACGGGTCCAGGTCCTCCTTGTTCACCGTGAGCGGCTTGAACTGGCGGTTGCGGTCGCTCTTCGCCTTCGTCGTCGCTGGCGCCGGGGTCTCCGCGGCGGCCGCCGTGGCTTCCGGCTCGGCGGTCGGCGACGGGGCATCATCCGCGGCGGACGTCCGGCGGTCGACGACGTGCAGCGCGGGGGGCCCGCTGGGTGGGGTCTCGGTCTTCTGCTCTTCCATCTCGGCTTCTCCTCCGGCGGCACGCGGCCGCCATCTTCGCTACGGCTGGCAGTCGCGGATCATCCGCGGCCGCGAGTCCCGCAGGTCCAGGTCCCACCCGATCCGCACCTTCATCCACTCCGTCCCGGGACCTGGTCCCGGGCCGTACAGGTCACGGAACCCGATCCGCATCGTCTGCTCCGGCTGGTACAGCGGCGGCGCCGACATGTAGAGGGCGGCGCCGAACCCGTAGAGCTGCTGCCGACGCCAACGCTCGACCGTCTTCCAGAGCGTCTCACACACACTGGCCGGGGGCTCAATGTACGTCGGCGGATCGGGCACCGGCTGCCGGTACTCCTCGCCGCGCAGGAACGCCTCCCAGCCGGGCGACAAGTAGGAGCCGACGTACCGCTCCGGCTGCGTCAGCAGCGCCAGGTAGAACTCGCGGACGGTGCGCGGTGTGGTCACGGCTCCCATCACCATCCCTCCCTGTGCCCCTGGCCCCGCGGCCTGTTCGTGTGCGATGGCGGAGGAGGGCCGGGACGTCGTTGCCCCGGAATCTGCGCCCATGCGTTCGTCACCTTGCACGGGTAGATCGGGTCGAGCGCCGCCTGCACCTCGCGCGCTGTCGCCTCCGGCGGGAAGATGAGCACGACGTCCTCTTCCTCGTTCAGCCACGCGCACACGGGCGCCTCCGGCTCAATGCAGACGAGGATGGTCATCGGGTGG